GATATACAGACTACTGAGAGAGATGAATAAAAAATCTATGGAATAGCTTTATAGATTTTAGAGATGATATGTATAAAGACTATTTAAAACACGAAAAGAAATATTGAACTAAAAATACAACTATTGATAGAATTGATAACGAATGAAATTATCATAAAAGTAACTGTAAATGGAGTACAATTTTAGAACAATCTAATAATAAGAGAAGTAATATAGGTTACTATACAAATAAGAAATTTATTTTATAATAAATACAACTATGGCTTGATGAAGACCACCAAAGATTACACCTGCTGTACTGTCTAAATTAGAGGAGGGATTTACATATTCTTTAACTGATGAAGAATGTTGCCTTTTTGCTGATATTTCGCCTAAAACCCTTTATAGATATATAGAAGACAATCCTAAGTTCTGACAGAGAAAAGAGATATTAAAGAGGCAACCCAATATTACAGCCAAGATGAATTGGACAAATGAAATAAAAAAATGAACATACAATAGTTCAAAAGAATGGCTAGAAAGAAAAGCTAAGAGTGAATTTAGTTTAAGACAAGAAATACAGGCAGAAGTTGAATGAAACATTATAATTAAATTTGATATATAATGGTTGAGAAAATAAAATCATTTGCTAGAGAGATTACACTAGACTTAAAGTTTCTTAGAGCTTGGCAAAAACTATTCTTTAGTAATGCTAAAAGGTTTAATGTACTTGTTATTCACAGGAGAGCCTGAAAGACTATCGTTGTGGTAGTTTTTTTGATATATAAAGCAATTAGACATAAATGAATGTATTGATATATCGCACCTACTTATAAACAGGCTAAATTGATTGCATTTGATTTTCTTATGAGATTTGCCCAAAAGATACCTTGAACTGAGATTAATAAGTCTGAGTTAAAAGTTACACTATTTAATTGAAGCTCTATTATATTATTCTGAGCTGATACTCCTGATAGTTTGAGATGATTAGATTTGAAATGAGCAGTATTTGATGAATATGCACAACAGCCTAGTAATATCTACTGAGAGATTGTCTTCCCAATGATTAATGCGAACTGAGGTTGGGTTGTTTGGATATGAACACCTAAAGGAAAGAATATCTTTTATAGATTATATAATAAGGCAATCAAAGATGATAAGTTCTATGTAGATTATTTAACTGTTGATGATACAGGATTATTAAATGCTGAACAATTAGAGTTAGCGAGAGGCGAAATGAGTGAGGAAGAATTTAATCAAGAATATTATTTGAGTTGGACTGCATCTATCAAATGAAGTTATTACTGAAAACAAATTGAAGAAGCAAGGAGAGAAGATAGAATTAGAAAATGATTATTTGATAGTTTATTACCTGTTTATACATTTTGGGATTTATGAATGTCTGATGCAATGGCAATAGTGTTTGCCCAATTTGTTTGAAACGAGATTAGAATTATAGATTACTACGAGAATAGCTGACATTGATTTGAATTATATAGAGATTTGATGATATGAGAGATAGAGTTTTATTGAAGAATGAAGAAGTATAAATATTGAGGGCATTATTTCCCACACGATATTGCAGTAAGAGAATTAAGCACAGGATTAAGTAGAATGGAAACAGTACAAGACTTATTCTGAATAGACAAATGTGATGTTGTTGAGAAGTTAAGTGTTATGGATTGAATTAATGCTTGAAGAAGAATATTTGAGAAGATTTACTTTGATGCTGATAATTGTGAGATATTCTTAGATAAATTAGCAAGTTATAAGGCTAAGGTTGATGAGAAGAATTGAACAGTATGAAAGCCTGAACACGATGAAAACTCACATTGTTGAGATGCCTTTAGATATATGGCAGTTTGATATACAAAAGCAATCGCCCCTGAATACAGTTGAGGAATAACACAGCCTGATTATTCTGATTATTTATATTAGTTATTAATTTGCCTTTTTTCTCTAAATAATAATACTACGATTATTAGATAATAACTAAACTATTATGGAATTGGATTTATTATGATTAACTAAAGATGAAATTCTTACTCAAGTTTCTGCTGAAAAGGATTTGAGTGCGAGTTACTTTGAAGAAAAAAGACAGCAGTTTAGAGATAGAATTAAACTGATTAACTGACAAGCTAAATGAAAAGATAAAGTAAATATTAATATTGCTTCATCTCAGATTAATACTCTTATTGCCTTATCATATCAAGATGAGCTTACTGTAAAGTTTCAATGAAGAAGCTTTGAAGATTATGAAGTGGCTGATAACCTAGAAAACCTAGCTAGATTTGATACAGATGAGATGAATATGGATTGGAAGAATTACCAAAAAGAGTTTGATAGACTATTCTATTGAGTATCTGTAAGAATATTTGATAACTTTGATAGTAAAAGAAATGTTCCAATGTTTACAGTTCAAGACCCAATGGCTTGGTATGCTGACCCAACTCCAACTTGATATACTGCTCAAGATTTTAGGTTTCATTGATTTGAAAGTGAAGTTACAATGACACAATTAAAAAATGAAAGTTCTGCATTAGTAGCATCTGCTTGATTTTTTAATCTTGATGATTTACAAACTACAATTTCTACTGAAAGAGAAAAGAATTTACAATATAGAAATGAGGCAGATAAATTAGCTTTTCAAAAAGATACTACTGCAAATGCCTTAATTACTATTTATAATCATTATACAATTATAAAGTGAGAGAAATACTTTGTTGTAGTTGATAGTGATTGTAAAAACATACTGAAACTAATTAAATTAGATGCTGTTAATGAAGAAGAAAAGAAAGATGCTAGTTTAATACCATTTCCTGTTGTTCTAAACTACTTTAGACCAAGTAGAGATAATCCTATGGGTTATTCTGTTATGGATTATGTAGAAGACAAACAAAGAGCATCTAGTAAATTATTTAATCTACAATTAATCAAGGCAACAAAAGAAGCACTTGGTTGAGATTTTGTTTATGATGTGAATAAGATTAAGAATAGAGCTGATTTACAAAAACCTAGTATTACTTCAAGATATATTTGAATTAATCTTAAATCAGGAGAAAATATTTGAAATGTTGTACAAGAAGTTGCAAGAGAAAAACTTACACAAGATGTTGAGATGATGAGAAATAGCTTAAATAGAGAAGTACAAAACTCTACTTGAATTGATTGAATTATACAATGAGTTAGATGAGATAGAAGTATTACAGCTAGAGAAAGTCAAACTATACAACAGAATGCAAATCTTAATCTTGCTCTGAATAATAAAGTGAATAGTTGGGGAGAGAAAGCCTTTTGGAAATTATGGTATAGATGTTATAGAGAATACTTCTCAGGAAGTGCAGAAAAGATTGTTAGATTATCTAATTGATTTGGTAGTAATGTTATGAATTTCAAGAAAGTTGATTTTATCACTACAAATGATATAGATATTGATATAATAAATAAATCTGATGAAGATGCTAAAGTAGCAGAAGAAAAATTAAACATACCTAATTACCAAATACTTCTACAAGACCCAAATATTCCAAAGATAAATAAAACATTCATAAACAGGCATATATTAAGAATTAGTGGTACTCCTGCTAATATGATTAAGCAAATGATACCTGAAACTTATGAAGAACAAGATGCTAAAGAACAAATCTCAGTATTAAATCACGATATAGAAATACAAGATATTGATGTACAAACAGACCAAGCAACATATCTTATGATATATAAAAGATGATTGCCTACTGATGCTATGAAGAAGATTACAGCTAAAAGAGAAGCAATATATAAAGAACAGTTAAAACAAAAAACACAGGCTTGACTTAATGTAGATTGAATGCCTCAATGACAACAACAATGAATGTGATGAGCAATAAACAACTCAATGGCTAATTCACAATCTGCACAAAGACAAGATTGAGAAAGTGCTAGTATTGCTGACATAGCTTGATAATAACAAAAACTTGCCCTTACTTATAATTTAATTATAATAGGGGCATTATTTTATAACATTTTTATATGGAAATACCTACTTTTGATAAAGATTTAGTTACTAAAGAAGCCATAGAAGCACATTTAACAGATATACAATTTAAGTATATAGCTTGTCATACTAATATTAACTCAATCAATATAATGTTAGGAGCAATTAAGGCAGATATAGAAGAATGAAATGGAGATACAAAATCTTTAGAGATAGCTTTAGATGAACAAAATAATCAATTAGCATCTAATATATGAGCTATTGGTATTCATACAGACAATATAGAATTTTTAAAATCTAACCTAGACTAAAATGGTAATATCAAGAGCAAATTCAATGTGAATAAATTTAATGGAGGGGACAAAAAATCCGTTTCAAGTAAGTAATATTAGTAAATTACAAGATTTTTATGGTCTATCTTATATTGACTTATTTGATGAAACTGAAATGAAAAAGAAATGAGTTAAGAAAGAAGATTTAGAATATATAAAAGAGAACAGAGAGGTAGAGTTCGCTAAAAAGCCTACTGAATGATTTGAATTAAGAGATGTTCAATGAAAAGAAAAGTATAAAAAACTACAACAGTTTTATGGATTTAGTCTAAAAGACACTCAAGATACTGATAAATTATTGAAATTAGGAATGAATAATGAAGATATATTATATATCACTTGAAAAGATTTAGATGAGAAAAAAACAAGTAAATCAAAGGAAGTATTTAAAAAAATAGTAAAAGAAGCTCAAGATGAAGTTATTGCAGAAATGAAGAAAGATTTATGATGAGTTTCTCCTATCGCTTTGTGAAGTAAATGAACTCCTGAAATAGAAGATGCTAAAGAAGCTGAGATTGGTGGTATAGAATTATTAGATGAAATTAGTGAACTTAGAGAACAATATAAAAAAGAACATTGAAAATATCCAAGCTCTCAAATGAAATTAGAAACACTTAAAAAGAAATTATGAGTAAAGAACTAAATGCCTTAAAAGGTATGAAACAATTACAAAACTTCCCACCTTATCTAAAATTATGTAATGAAATAGAATTACAAATACAAGATTTAGATGCACAAATACTAGATACTATATGAGAGAATGAATTGAAATATACTTATATGGATTTAAAGAAAGTTGAGAGATTGTTGTTAAAACAATTCCTTGAGTTACCTGAAAATATAATCTCTAGTTTTGATAATATTGTTGAAACAGTTGATAAAGAAGAAGACTAATAATCTTCTTTTTTTTTGACAAAAATCTCTGTATACATATATTGAACAATGCAGTTGTTGCTGTATAATAATAACACTTAACAAATTAAATATGAGCGATTGAGCAAATATTGACAATCTAAGTTCTGAGGAACTTAATAGTGCCTTGATGAACGATATAGCAAAACTTGACTGAGGTTGAGGAGATGCACCTGCTGACACAAAACCTAAAGCTGAGGCTTGAGATTGAGAAGAAGCACCTACTGAGCCAACTGACCCTGCTAATGCAGATGATGAAAACCTTAGTAAGCCTGAAAAAAAGATTAAGAAACTCCTTTGACAAAGAAATGAGGAAAAGGATAAGAATATTACTCTTGAAAACAGGATAAAAGAACTAGAAAAACAAAATGCCGATAACAAGTTTTATACATCTAATCCTGATGCTGAAACACACAAAGAGGCTATTGATAAACTAATTGAAGAAAGAGGTTTTACAAGAGATGAAGCATATTTAATAACAGCGAATAAAGATATATTAGCTGATAATAGAACTGCTACTGCTTGAAATAGATGAATTGTATGAACAACACCTTGAGCAAATCTTAGGGATAAAAAACCTAACGATATGTCTTTAGATGAGTTAAATGTTACAGTAAGGGAAATGGAAAAAGCTTGAACAATAGGTATTTAATAATTATTTATTAACTATAAGATTATGGCTTCTATAACAAGATGAGATTTGAATGCTTGAGTATTACAAACTTGGCTATATAGAACAGTTTTAGAAAACTTTGAGCCAAATGTAGAATTTTTCAATATGTGAGAAAAACCTATGTTTGAAGATGGATATAATACTGTATCTTGGGCAAAATTTTCTCAATTAACTGTTTCTACTGCTACTGCTACTCTAACTGATTGAGTAACACCTACTGAAACTGCATTTAATGCAACAGTAATAACTGCTAGTCCTGAGGAATATGGTATATATGTAAACTTATCTAGTATGTTACTAGATACTACTGCTATAAACTTTATACAAGGGTCTGCAAAAGAAATTGGGTCTAATATGGCTAGAATTATAGATAACATTGTACAAGATGAAGTTATGACTTGAACTAATGTTAGATATAGTTGAGATGCTACTTCAAGAGTTACTATTGATGCTACTGATACACTAGACTGAGAAGACTTAATTGGTGCATATACACAATTACAATCTGCTAATGCTCCAACTTACGAGGGTTACTATGTTGCAATTTTGCACCCACATACTGTTTACGATTTAAAGAAAGATACATCTGTAACTTGATTTATTGAAACAAACAAATATGTAACTCCTGAAAAAATGATTAAAGGAGAAATTGGGGCAATCAATGGTGTGAGAATAGTTGTAAGTTCAAATGTTAATACATTTACTTCTACTGTTACTGTTTACCCAACATTAATTTGTGGTAGAGGTGCTTATGGTGTTCCAAGCTTAAACAGCCTACAAACATTTATAACTCCTAGAACTGCATCTGATAGCGACCCACTTGCACAAAGGGTCAAAGTTGGTGCTAAAGTTGCATTCGTTTCTAAAATATTGCAAGAAGATGCAATGATTAGACTTGAAAGTGCCACTAGTTTTGCATAGCCAAAAACTATCTAAACTAAATACAATAGAAATTAAGACCTTAGGGTCTTTTTTTATTATCTTAACTTTATTAAATAAGTATTTTTCTTTGACAAACAGATTAATATCAATATTAAAGTTGATTTATTAATAAATATAGATAGTATTAGTATTTATTAATAATACTAATATATGGTTTCAGAATTAGTTAATTTAGTTAAATGAGAAGCAAGAACTACAAGTAATAGAATTTGAGAAGAATTTTGAGTTGCTCATATGGAAATACTTAGAAAAATTAGGAAATTTACTATGGAAATTTCCATAGAAGATTTTAATAAAATGTTTGTTAAATCTACATATGAAAATTCATATAAAAGGATATTTGAAAATTATTCAATAAATAGAGATTGATATATGTTTCTCGTTATGAATATTCATAATAAAAAAGCTAATAGTAAAAAATTACAATTTATTAAAGCTTTTAATGATATGGAGAAAATTTTATTACAACAACAAAATTCCGAATGGTTAACAACTAGAGAATTATGAAAGGCTATAAGATTACAAGCAACAGATACTATAAAAGATTTTATTGAATATGCAAAAGAGCAAGGTGCAAGTAGTGGAGTAAAATTTTATTATGCTAATTTAACTAAAGCTGAATATAAAGCATTAAAATTACTACAACATAATAAACCTAAAACTAGAGATACTTTAGATAAAATGGAGTTATTTCACTTAACAGTTGCAGAGAATATGTTAAAAGGTGTTATTGTAGAAGAAATGAAAAAAGGCACACATTATAAAGAAATATACTTATTATGTAAACTAGCACTAGATAAGTTTGCTGATACATTGTATTTAGATGACATTTGACAAAAACAAATAAGAGCAGATTAATTTCTGCCCTTTTTTTTTGCTTTTTATTTCTCAGGTATTAAGATATAAGTATTAATTAATAATTTTGCCAAAAATGGATAATAAACAATTAACTCCACAACAAATATTAAATGAAAGTTATAATTGAAATTGAGCTGTGAGTACAACACCTTGAGCTTGATGAAATTTAATGGAAACTGATTTAGGAAATACTGTATGGGGAATTAGAAAAGTATCTACTGACTTATCTTTGTTTCATTGAATTTGGACTTATAATATACCACAAGCTTATTGGAGAATATCTGAAAATTGAACTGCTTTAGTTGATACAGATACTTCTACAAAATGTGTATCTAGTCTTTGACAGATGAATATGAATAGTTGAGCTACTATTTGAGATATAACTCATTTACATAGTAGAAGACACCCAAGATACCAACCTAACAGATGACATTATTATGCTACTGCTTGATATATACCTGCTCCTAGTGCTACTTGAATAAGAGAATGGGGATTATTAAGTAATTGAAGTGCTGTTATGTTTAGATTAACAGATTGAGTATTAGAATGAGTAATGAGGAATACTGTATGAACAACTAAGACTGTTGTTTTGGATTTACCTGCTTGAGCTGATTTATCTGCCTGAAACTTATACGATATACAATATCATTGGAGATGAGTATGAAATTATTATTTTTACTTTAATCTGAAATTAGTTTGAGTAATTACTAATCTTTGAGGTTGAACACAAGTATCTACTGCTAATCCTGCTATGGCTGTACATTATAGATGTGAAAATACAGATTGAACTGATGTTGCTATGAGTTTTGGTTGTGTAGATGTTACAAGTGAATGAGGGCAAAAACAATGATTAACTTATGTTGCTTGTACTAATGATATATGAATAACTCAAGGTAGAGCTGTTAGTTGATATGACCAACCTTTAATTATAATGAGAGTTAAAGAAACTTTATATTGAGTAGCTAATACTAGAGATAGTGTATTAACTAGAATTAGTGCTAGTTCTGATAATAAGTCAATAATGAGTATTTGGAGAACTAGAGATATTACTGCTTTAGGCTGAACTGCTTATTGAGATTGAATATATCAAGATGCTGAATTATGAAGTTCTATTGAATATATTGATTGTGTTCCTTATTCTGATACTGATATAACATTTGATATTACTAAGGCAACTAGAATACTTTGAGCTAGAGTACCACAAGATTGAACAAGTACGATATGAAACCCTAGTGAAAATATAGAATTTTTCGCTGAACAATGAGATTATCTAATTTTATGTTGAGCTAGAGAGAGTGGTTGAGCTTGTAATATGTTTTGAAATTTAGAATTAGGGGAAGAAATATAATTTAACTAAAAATTTATGAACAATACAGAACTTTTTGCTAGAGCAAGAAGAAGAATAAATGTAAATAGTACACAATGGAATGATACTGATATATTATTAGACCTAAATACAGTTTATCACGATATGATTGAGTTAATTATCAATGCTGTCTGAGAAGATTTATTTATGAGAAGTTTTCTAACTGATACAGTAATAGGGCAAACTTGATATGATTTACAAGAAGCTACTGCTTTAGTTGTATGACATAAGAAAGTAAAAAGGATTGAAGTATATTACTCTAGTACAGATACTATTCCTAAAGTATTGCACGAAGTATCACAAAATGGGCTACCTTATGCTTTAGATTATTATGCAGAGAATACATCTACTGCTGATGCTTTCTTTTTCTTAAATTGAAATAAGGCACATATTTTTCCTGCTCCTAGTGAAGACATTATTGAATGAGTAAATATTATTAGTGCAATTACTCCGATTGACCTAGTGCTTGGTTGAGCTGAGGCATTAAATTTAATCCCTAGACAATTTCACAATACTATTGTTGAATGAATGATACAATATCAATTAGGGCATTTATGAAAAATCAATGAAAAGAATGATGCGATAAATAATTATGAAAGACTTAAAAATGAAATGGTAACAGAATTATCAGATAGAATAACAGCCCCAATTCATTGACTTTTCCCAAGTTTAACACACTTAGAGTAATATTTAACCTATAAAAAAATGGCAAGATATATAAAAGACTGATTTACCTGAGGAATGTCGGAAGATGATGTACTTTGATGACCTGATAAATATTTATTTTCAAACTGAATTGATGTGAGTTGAAACTCTAATTTTATTCAATTAGATAATGCTCCGACAGAAGCTATTGATACTTGAACACAAGTGCCGAAAGCTTTTTTAGGATTATATGATAAAATTACAAATAGTTCTAAGGTGCTAGCTTTTACTGATGCCTGAGTTTATAGAACTTGAACTGTATGAACTGTGGATAGTAATATTTGGATTACTGCTAATTTTGTAATATGAGATAATGTATATTTAGTTCAAAATAATTGAGCTACTTCTACTTATACATTATATACAGAAACGATAGCTACTGCTATTGCATCATCTTGGACTACTTCTCTTGTAGCCACTACTTGAGCTTTATCTACTAGTGAGAATGATTGATATACTTGAGTTACTGTATTATGAGATATTGCTTATATATGGTTAGGAGATAAGGTTTGTAGATTTGAGCCTACAACTGCTGATACTGTAACTGAATATGATATATTCTGAGATGAGATTGTCTTTATATCTTATGTATGAGGATATTTTAGAGTGTATACAAAAACTTGAAAATTAATGTTATGGGATTGAAACTCTGATGTAATTTCTGAAAGTATTGATTTAAAGTTACCATTAGAAGCTTGATACCAAATATGAAACATTGATTATCTATATTCTTGATTAGTTGGATTACAAAAAGGTTTATATTATATGAGTTGATATGATTTAGTTCCTTTATTCAAAAACAGAGATAGTGAACAATTATGAGAGCAAAAATTTGTCTTTAGTTATCTGAACGACCAAAGCCCTATGGCTAATTATTGACCTACTTTATTTGGACATACTGATAATAGTTGAGATGAAAGATTATATGAGTTTGGGAAAGATGTTGAATGATTACCTGAGGCTTATAAAGAATTACCTAAGTATTCTAGTTATGGGTTAGAATATACTCAAATTAGATGATTATATGTTAGTGAAGATTATTTATATTATGGATTTAATGATTGAACTAATAAATGAGTTGATTATATAAATGTAAGTAATAAAAATGCAAATAAAACTAAGGAGTGAGCAATAATAACAAATGTTAATCCTTTATGAGCTTGACTATATAAGAAAACTGCTAAATATATATATTTTAAAGTTTGAGATATAGATGCCGACAGAACAATAGAAGTTCAAATTAGTTATGATTGATGAGCTTATACAAGTTTAGGCACAATTAATGAACAGCCTTTAGATAATATTGCTAGATTACCTGTTCAATGAGATTTTAGAGATTATAGTATTAAGTTTATATTAGCTACTACTTTAACTACTCCTACAAGTCCAAAAATTTATTACTGATATGCTTTTGATTATGAAGAACACGACATATAAAACAATAAACTGAGAAAAAGTATTGAAAGACTTGCCTTTTAACTCTGTGGACATAAAATCAAGTAGAGAGCCTTGATTATGACAACCTAGATTAAGAAATTGAGTGAATACTAATTGAGAAAGTTGAAGTAGTTGAGTTGCTGATACGAAATATAGTCTTATTGATTGGAGGGCTGTTACTGCTTGATGAGATACTACTTTTTCTTGATTTGGATTTAGACCAAAAAAAGTACAAGTTCATTGATTATCTACTATTTGAATATGATATGAAGATGATGATTGAAATATAACTAATGTAACAAGTACATTAACAGCTAATAGTGTACATTTAATTTGGCTTGAAACTTGATGAAGTAAAATTACTTGAAAATTAAAAGAATTTACTGATGATTGATTTATTGTTACTTGGGATATTGTGGACACTATAACAGTAGGTATGTATGCTACTTGCTACTCTAATATTTAATTAAAAAATTATGGCTATTACTTGAACTATTGCAAAAACAGCAAAAGACTTATGAGATAAAGCAGTTGATGCTGTTGCAGAAAATACTGATGTAAATTTACCTTGAATAAAAGATGTAATTGCACAACCTTTTTGATGAGTACCAAACACAGATGCTGATATTGAAGTTCCTGATTTAGAAAAAAACAATAATACAGAAGCAGGAGTTTTTAATCTGCCTTGAATTAATGATAATATTACAAGAGATATACCACAAGATGAAACAGAAAGTCCATATAGTAATTTAGTATGAGATTTACAAGATAAATGAGTGGAAGAAATTAAAGAAGATAAACAAGTAGTAACAGATAAAACAGAGCCTAGACAATGAGATATGTCTACTTTTCAAGAACAACAAATTACAGAACAGCCTACTAAACAAATTGAACAAAAACAAGAATTATCTAAAGAAGACCCAACTCCTAGTCAAGAAGATTTGGATAAATTAAATATGGAAAAATTTAATGATGCTTTAGATAAATGAGCAACTTCTGAGGATATACAAAAGTTTGCAAATGAAAATCCTGAGCTTCTTCCTGAAATAAGAACAGCAGTTACAGGACATTTTCAAAATAAATCTAATGTTGAGTTTTTTAATAAATTTAACTGAGCATCTAATGAATTTCTTTATGATGCTATGAAGAACTGAGATTTTACTACAACTGATGAACAATATGCTTTATTAAGTCCACAACAAAAAGCAGATTTTGAAAATTATGCTAAATTAGAAGATATTAAAAATATATCTGACCCTGATAAAGATGATGTTGTTAGTTCTGATTTGATAATCAAACAAGATTATATTGATGCTTTAAGTCAAAATTTTTCTAGTACAACAAGACAAAATATTGATGCTATCCAAAACTCTGCTGAATATAAACAAGTTGTAACTGATTTAGAGGCAAAACAGACTGAAATAGATGCTATGAATGATAGTATTAGAGATATTTGAGATGAGATTAAATCACTTCATAAATGAGTACCTGCAAGTGTTATAAATTGAATAATTGCAGACCAAACTAAATCATTAACTAATAAGAAAAATACTCTTATTAATGAATATAATGCTAAGGCAGGAACATTATCTAATTTCCAAAATCAAATAGACATAGAATTACAAGTAAGTCAAATAGAAGATGCTAATCAAAAATGGATATATGAAACTGCATTAGAGCAATATACTTCTGATAGAAAATCAATGACAGATTTAGCTATTAAAGAATTTGAGGCAGAGAATGAGTTTTTAGCAAACGATATTAAGCACCAAAGAACATTAGAATTAGAAGCATTTAAAGCCTGACTAAAAAAAGAAGAAAAATGATGAGTTTATAAAACTGATAGAGAATGAAAACTTTTATATGTAGTTGATTGAGTATCAAGAGAGGTTACATCTTCATTATGAGATGTAGTATTTACAGAAGAAGATAAAGATAAAGGATTTAAAGATACAACTTATTCATCTGATTGAGTATTTACAACAGTAAGAACTTATGATACTTGAGCAGAGCCAACTTATTTTACACATTCTGTTAATTGAACTTCTACAAGTACAATGAGTATTTATGATGCTATTGCAGGGATTGACCCAACTTGATTGCAATGTTGAGAAGCTGTAAATAAATATATAAGCTCTTTATGAGTAAGTTCTAAAGATTTTTGGGTATGAGATACTTATGAAAGTAAAGCAAAATATATTGATGAAAGTATAGATATACCACAACCTTGAGATGTTGCTATATGGAATAATTGAAGTGTAGATAGTACAACTTGAATAGACTATTGACATATATGAATAATTACTTGACCTGTACAAAAAGATTGAACAGTAGAAATTACTGATTGGAATATAGATTGAAAAGAAACTAAATCTACTAGAATGGTAAAATTAGATACTATTAAAAATAGTGATTGATGATTTTATAGTCCAAGTTTATATACAGAATGACAAAAAGCTTTCTTAGAATGATTTGATTGAAAAGTTACAAGTACAACGAAAGCTACGATGAAAGAATTATGATTAACAGCAGAAGATGCTTATGCTTATAAATCTTGAGCTATAACAGGAGATGATGCTATACAAATTAGAAAGGCTACTGATATGATAAGTAGTTTAAAATGAATGCTTGATTTAGGTAGAATGGATAGAATGACAAGTTGATTAGTTCAATATACTCCTTTCTTCTGAGATAATGAAGCAGATTTTAGAGCAGACTTTAATTTTTTAAAAGGACAATTAACATTACAAAACTTAATAGACCTAAAAGCTTGATGAGCAACTTTTGGGGCATTATCTAATGAGGAATTAAAAATGATAGAAAATTCTGCTACAAAATTAGCTATGAACTTATCTAATGATAAATGGAATGAAGAAGTGAATAAATTAGTAGATGTATTTGAAGATATGATAACAAGAACTTGAGGGCAGGTAGATATTGAGCCTGAGCCTATCAATTCTAATGATGCAGATATATTACAAGAATATAATGGAGTGAAAAGTGCAATAGATGTATCTTACTTAAACTAATTACAATACTATGACTGACTTATTTAATATACAAGATTTTCAAAAAGGAGCTAATCTGAGAACACCTCAGCAAACACAAAGTAAAGCCCCTATTTTTAATGCGACAGATAATAAAATACAAGGATTAGCTAATACACAAACAGCTCCTGCTCCTACAATAAGGTCAAAACAGAAAATGTTTGAAGATATGGCTATTGTACAGAAAAAAGAGTGAGTTACAGATGTAGAAGCTCTAGCATTAGTAAAGAATTATTATACTGAAAAATGATATACTGTTGAATGAATGGAATTAGGACAAGCCCCTGCTCCTGATGCAACTGTTCCTTGAGCTTTTGAAGACAATAGAACATTCTTATCAAGAATAGAAGAAAAGGCTAGAGAAAATGTGGAAATAGAATGAGAGATAGATACAAGTAATAGAAATGTATTTAGAAAATTTATGGATAGAACTGCTAATGATGCGAGAGCTTTTAGTTGATTAGTTGAAGTATTAATTTGAGAATGATTTGAAACGATTTGACAATTAGTGTCATTAATAACTCCTGATATTATAGAAAAACCTTTTAAAGATGAAGTACAAAGACAATTTGAAATGGTTATAGGTAGTGATGTAGCACAAACTATTTGAACTACTGCAAAATGAATTTGATATACTGCTAAAGAAGTATTTGAAATGTTACCTGAGGAAGTACAACAAGATGTAGAAAATCTTGGTGTTATTTGAATATGATTATTAGATTTAGTATGAAGTGGATATATAGCAAAACAATGAGTAGTTCAATGAGCTAAATGAGCTGTTTATTTATGAAATAAAACTATAAAAACTAAAAATTATTTATTTCCACAAGAAAGCTTAAATGATTTAATTGCTAAAGCATCTCAAGCTAAAACTGCTCCTGATTTAAAAGCATTCAAAGACAGTATCTCATTAATAGATACTACTAAGATGAATACTTATAATGATTTATGAAAGAGTTTTAGTAAAAAAATCTGAGCAATGTCTACAAAAGTTGATGATATGTTATCTACAAAGCCTGTATATAATATAGAGGATTTAACAACAACTGTATGAAAAAGACAAACTAATTATGTAAATTCTGCTATTGATGATTTAAAGAAAGTATGAGCAAAAGAAAATGATTTAGAATTTCTTGCTAAAGTTGATGATTTAGAAGATATAGTAAAATGGAGTGAAAAAGATATTAATGATTTGGCTAGATTTTATGGAACTAAATTTAAGAATAAATCTTTTAGTAAAACAACTTGAGAGCCTTTATCTAGTGTAAGTGCATCTAGGTTTGAAAATAATAGAGCTTGATTAAAAAATTTAGTTAGAGATAAAAATGGTAATAGTGCATTAAAAGAAATGGATTTACAAATATCTGAATTATATACAGCTAAATG